GAAGTCATAGCCTATGCCACCACCTCTACGCATTGTCTCAGCAGCATCAGTAGCTCTGCCCATAATAGAATCCATACTATCTTCTATAGTACCACTGACAAAACAATTATACGCAGTTGTCTGTCGAGCAGCACCCATAGCATTCTGTACCCTACCAGCAGGTAGAAACCTCATATGTCTAAGTGCATCCTTGAAGTTCTCAAAGTGATCAGGTGTATCTTTAAGTGACTCAGCTATACGTACAACTTTACTATAGAAGTCTTCTCCTGTTTGTCTATACTTAACTGCATCTATTTCTTCAGATATAGGGAGTGTCATACCGTAGTGTATTTCATTTTCCATGTTTGATTTTTCCTTTTAGTTTTTCTAAATACCAGATTGCTTTACTTATATCTTGTTCAGGATTACCCTTATGCTTGTATCTAATTATATACTTTAAAGCATTGCCCTTAAGATAGGCTAAGAAATCATCCTCAGTCATAGACATTGCAATAATATCTATAGCTTCTACCTCTAACATATTATAGTGTGGAGGATTGTTTACTAGATCGTTTGTTTGTTTAGAGGAATTGATAGAGCTTGTCTCTTTCATTCTGAACATCTCCTGAGTTAATAACATTAAAGGCTAGACTCCTAACCTTTTCAGAAGGAAGACCAGCTAATTCACATATCTCTATAAAATCTTTACTTGTAACACCTACATCTTTAAATAACCATCTATGAGACTCATCTCTGTAGGATGTTATATCAGAGCTTTCATTAACATCTTTAGGTTTAGATGCGTCAAGAATAGCTCTGAGTATAACAGCAATGTATAAACTTCTATTAGGTTCTTGTAAGTTTAAATCAAATAAAGAACTAACACTAACGTCTTCATCGCTTAGTTCAAATATATTATTCATCATAGTATTCTTCTACTGGTCTATAAAACTTACCCCCTACATAGTTATTATAATACGCAGGGGTATCAGTTCCGTCAAGCTTACTACACAAAACATTGTACTTCATTTGATAATAACATTCATAGTAACGTAAGCTTCGTTTGTTTTTAAACTCAGCTATCATTTCAAACTTGAAGTTAGTCTTACCTAATTTATCAATGTCCTCAAGTAAGTGAGTGCTTGAACCCATGTAAGACTTCCAGTTAGACTCAGCTTTCTTTTTACCTTTCTTATAATTAAAGTATTGCTTACAACCAATGTAAGCTTGACCAGTTTTAGTGTTAGTAATGCAATAGACAAAGCCAAACTTAGTTAAGTCAGGTTTTGTTTTAACAATCCAATGCATTACCAGTTAACTACTTCTTCGACTTTAGGTTCTTTAGCCACTCTTGTAAGATAGCTAAGTCCTCTGGAGTATCTAAAAGCACGTAGTCCTTTACCGTTGTTAGCATCTTGCCAGCACTCTCGCTTATGCCCACAATAAACACAACCAACAGCCAGCTTAAGATTACCAGACTCCCCATCAGGAAGAGGAGCATAGCACCTATCAGGCACATGACTATCACTAACCATTCCCTTAAGATGTTTAACCCTTTCTTTAGCATTAATCATCTCCATTTGATGAACAGGAGTAAGACATATCTCACCACTTGATTTATCTATCACTAAGAATGCTGCCTTATTAACTTTATTAGCTTCAGCATACGCAGAGATCTGTGCAATGTAACCAAATGGATCATCTTCAATTAAGTTATTACCTTTAAACTTTTTAAAGCTATAGCCTGATGCACTCTTACAATCAACTAAGACATCATCTATCATAGAGTCTTGATGACCAAGTACACCCTCAACATTGACTTCTTTCTGTTGATCAGTAACCTTATGTCCAGCAATGGAAGCACATAGTAAAAGAAGTTCTTCTAATATATAACCATATAAGAATTTAATTCTTGTACTAGGTTTAAGATCTTCAATCTCCTTCTTACTATTAACGTCATACCATAACTGACGATCAGGTTTACCTATAGCAGATAGTCTAAGATTACCTCTGGTACGAGGCTCTTCATACATGAAAGCTTTGATGTGTACCTTTAGCATCTCACCAAAGGTATCTATATGTTTATCAACTTCTTTCTCGTCCATCTTAATTGGATCAAGAGAAAACAAATCATATATATCTTCAACTAATGTTTCTACTTGTTTCATTTTATAAAAAATGGGGTGGAGAAAACCAAACCAAACTCCACCCCAAGTCTCCCACACTACGTTAAAAGTTAAGATGCAAAGGGAATTTCCTCTGAAGAAGTATCAGTTACATAACCTCCTTCAACTACATCAAAGTCATTACTTGCACCAGAAGTATACTCAATGAAGTCTACTACTTGTACAGCAGCTAGGTCAGCAGAAACACCTGACTTACCTGCATAGTTCCACTCAAACGGCACAGCTTTAACATTAACTAAGCTACCATTGGCAATCAACTTACCATCCCAAGAATTATTCTGAGAATCTTTTACCATTGGGCCTTGTCGTTGAGTACCATCCTTACGTGCAACCTTACGCTTGATAGTAACAAAGTCTCCACGATCATCACCTTTGTTGGAAATCGTTAGTCCAGCACCTTCTACTACTGAACGGTTGTTATCATCAACCTCAATCTGTATTGACCATACTGGCTCAAACTTAGTATTAGGCTCAGTGATTGAAGCATAGTGGCATTTACCTGTAATATATATTGGATCGTTCATTTCTATTTCCTTTTTCTATCGTCACTCCATTGTGACATGTAGTACAACCATTAAGGGTTATTCCTTTTTGATTGTATATACCGTAACACATATTAATATATATGTCAAGTTATATTTGTAATTAATTTTGCTTGTTCTGTAGGTATGTGAAAGAAGGGTTCCCTAAGATGCGGTTCACCAACTCTCCTAGAGTTTTGTATTGTCCCTACAGTAGAGCTACTAACTGTGTCATCTTTAATAAACCAAGCTTGGCTACAATCAGTATTGAAGACCACAAAATATAAATCATGGTCAGGGTATTCTTTATTTTTCTTGTCGATCAATCTCCTTTTTCTTTCTGGTATACGAACTTCTTTCCAAGAAGGGTTCCAACTAGAACCCCACTGGTTCTTCACTTCAACTTCAAAAAAATAATCTTTATCTTTCTTAGCTGATACATCAAAGTAGTAATCTTCTTTAGCTTTAATGTCTGTGAACTTATTAGCTACAAGATAACTTACGATTGCTTTCTTAGCTCTCTCATCGTTAGCCATGTAGGATTGTTTATCAAATTTACGATTGTTATGTGGCATTTATTCTCCTCTATAATAAGATAATAAGTAGTTCGTAAGAACTACACTACTTATTATCTATTAAGTATGTTAAAGCTCTACGTAATTTAATGGGGTCATCATCCAACCATCCTAACGCACTGTTACAAGTATTACATAGCCAACCTCTAAACTTACCTGTCTTATGGTCATGATCTAATACCCAAATTAATCTGCCTCTTCTATTATCAGAATCTAATCTAGACTCTAAAGTCTTTTCATTCTTAGAACAGATAGGGCATACATAATCTTCAGAAGTTGGTGGTGGATTACTTTGTTTTAAATTATTTGCTATGTCTTGTTGTTTTTTCTTACAAGGTCTACACACGTTTCCCATTCTAGTACTACCGTCTATTCTTTTCCATAAAGTTCCAAACAAACTTACAGGTAATTCTTCTTCACACTTAAAACATTTCTTAGTGTCTCCTTTTTTATAAGAGACTTCATTAAATAAAGTTAGTTGTTCAAACATCAATGCGTCTCCATCCATGTGGTTCCAATTTTAAAGTCACAGTCAAGAGGACACTTAACATCTAATGTCTTCTCTGTTTCTTTCATAGCATCTTTAGTTATCTGTCCAAACTTATTAGCGTCTTTCTTTGCTACCTCAAACTGATACTCATCGTGTATAGATGCAACTAACTTAGCATCAACACCTGACCTATGTATACGTTCTGTAATATGTACAAGCCATTGCTTACAGATGATAGCACCTGCACCTTGTAGTAAGGTATTTAAAGATGCATAGTCTGCTCTGATATGTAAGAGCCTACCATCAAGAGCTTCTATAGTTCCCACTTGGGAAGCTTCAACAACATTCTCTCTTAGCTCTTTAAGCTTTGGCATATTGGTTAAGAACTTAGTGATCAGTTGTTGTCCTGCTTTAGCAGAACCACCAACCACCTTACCTATCTTAGCTGGACCAGCACCATAAAGAAAAGCATAGATGAATGTCTTAGCTTGATCACGGTCTGTAAGACCAGCAGCTTTCATGTTGGCTGTATGTACATCACCATTAAGAACTTCGTTGGTGAAGTCAGCATCATTCATGTAATGAGCAAGACAACGTAACTCTAGTCCAGACGCATCTGTGCCAATCAAGACATGAGTATCAGGATTAGATACAGTCCAAAGAGAACGACACTCCTTACCATACGGTGAGTAAACTGCTGGCACTTGAGCCATGTTGGGAGAGTTATGAGCCATGCGTCCAGTGATGGTACGTAATGTCATAACTCTGCCACGTACTTTGTCATCATCTTGACAAGCTTCTATCCATGCTTTGATCAAGCCTGTACGTTTCTGTAGTAGGAAGTATCTACTAAACATCTTAGCTTCTGGCATATTAATTGTGTCAAGTATTTCTTCTGATACAATAACATTACCTTTGTCTGTTTTCTTTTTAGGTTTCCAACCTAGTTCTTCTAGTCTCTCAGCTATCTGCTTACGACTAGCTATGTTAAAGGGTATATACTTTACCTTAGTCTTAAGCTGTACTTCTCTTGGCTTGAACATTTCTTGTGCTTGGTTCTCAAGGTCATGCTGTTCTTCTTCTAGTGTAGCAAGAAAAGACATAGCTTCACGTAGGTTAAAAGAAAAACCATTCCTCTCTTGCTGATCTACGATAGTCCTAACCTTAAGCTCAAGATCATAACTCTTAGAAGAGAACTTCTTTCCTTCTTCTTCTAACTCTTTAGCTACCTTATGGGTTAGTCGTACATCTTGTCGGCAGTACTCCAACATCTCAGGTGTATACATATCAAAGGTATGGAAGTCACCCTTTGGAAACTTTAACCTCTCACCCCATGAAGCTAGGGAATGACCACCATCTCTGACAGGGTTATATAACTGTGACTCTATCAGAGTATCTCTTACTTGTGATGGTTTGATTGTTGATCCTGTTAGACGGTTAAGGATTGGAGCATCAAAGCTAACTCCATTATGCATGATAAACTTGTCTATCATCTTAGACCAAGATGCAAACTCTTTACACTCATCACCTACCCATACCTTTTCTTTACCATCAGAATAGCTACGAGCTACGATACAATGTATCAGAGTTGCATCAAGGGAGTCTGTTTCTATATCAACTATTGCCGTTGTCATAATTACTATCCTACTTAAAGTGTTCCACAATTATTTTCTTCATCATACCAAGAATGTTTTATTTTAACTTTACCATCATCTATGTATTTTAATATTTCTCCTGTATAATCACACATATCACACCCTTCTAGTTCTAATCTATCACCATTAGCTAATTCTAAACAGTTAGGGCAATCAAAATAAAAATCTTCTGTTAAGGTATCACTTAAAGAGGGAACCTTTCTCATACCTGAGTTCCATTTATCGGCACCTTCTTTAATCCACACTAAGTAATAGTCTTGAGGTAGCCAAGGATAGCCTTTTGGTTCATCTCCTTCGTCATATTCTATTTCCTCAAAACCCATAACATTTCTATCTAAATTCTCAAAAGGAAAGCACTCTTCTCCTGTTTTAAATACATAATTAGCACCCAAAAAATAAACTTCTCTTCTAAGGTCAGCCCAATCAATTATAAAATTTATTTGTTCTTGAGTTATATTAATTGTATTATTCATCTTCATCATTCTCCATAAAAGGATTATTGATCTCAGTCATTCTACCACTTTCTTTATCATAATGCAAGCGACAAGATACACCAGTATCACCAGTATATCTATTCTTAAGAACACGAATGGTAGTTGTGTTAGCTTCAGTAGGATCATCAGCTTGCTGATTACGTTCCAATGCAACCACACTGTCAGACAGGTGAGCAATAGATGCTGACCCTCTAAGGTGGGACAGAGATACTTCTCTGCCATCCTCATGTCCTCTGTCACCTGCTGGCCTACGTAGGTGACTGACAAGTAACAGACCTATGTTTGTTTCTTCTACAAGAGAACGTAGCTTGGTCATCAGTATGTCAATAGACTTACGCTCATCACCATTATCTTCTTGGCCTGACACCAGTATAGATAGATGATCTAACATGATCCACTTACAACCTAAAGCTTTAGCCATAAACCTAATCCTTGAAAGTATTTCATCATTAGAGATAGAGCCAAAGTGATCAAACGCAAAGAACCTACCAGTGCCAACAGTTTTATCTTGCCACTCTCGTAGTTGTTCCATACTGAATTGATCTCTTATCTCCTTGATATACAGTCGTTGGTTAGCTTCTACACTCATAAGATTGAACGCAGTATTCCTGATGTTCTCTTCCATTGCAAGCACACCAATGTTATCTTTGGTATTGCTCATGATATGATGCATTAGTTCTCTGATGATGCTAGATTTACCCATGCCAGCACCACTAGTGAAGGTGACTAGCTCACCAGTACGCATACCATAGGTCTTGTCATTAAGACCTTGCCAAGGATACAACACTGTCTCGCAATACTTCTCATCGTATAATGTGTCACCTAGATCAGCTAAGTTCCTGATCCCTGCTGGTGTAAAAGGCTTTGAGTTCCACCAAGTACTGTTGAACTTCTCACGTTGGTTTGTCTTGAGATACTCATTAGCATCTTTAAGTTCCATGTTCATGATCAAACATTTGTTAGGCTCAAACAATTCTGCTACTTGAAGAGATGCTTCTTTGCCGGGTGTGTCATTATCAAAACATAGTACAACCTTGTCAAACTTATTGAGGTAGTCAAAGGAATCACGGCAGTTTTGTAATGCTGATGCTGCTCCATTCTTGATGGAGACAACAGGCCACTTACTACCAAGCAACTCATAGGCAGACATAGCATCTATCTCACCTTCACATACTGTGATAAACTTACCAGCCTTACCAAATATATTCTCACCAAACAATCCAGAGCCAGTAAGATTACCCTCAGACCAGAACTTCTTACCTTGTACCTCACGTACTTTGTTAGCTATGTGTGAACCATTTCTGTCAAAGTATTGATAGATGTGGTGGGTAGACATGCTTCCATTCTTCTTGATCTGTGTGTTATAAATCCTTGCTGTCTCTTTAGATATCCTTCTCTCGCTGATAGCATCCACTATCCCCTCAGTCTTGAGGGTACTGCTTGCATTGTTTGTCATTGATATAACTTTCTGTGCTTCCATATCTCTATCTCCATGAATATATTTTTTACAACTGTAACAAAACGAATGACCATCCTCGTACTTAGTGTTAGCATCACTAGAACCACAATGGTCACAACTTCCCTTAACGTAAGCAACTGACATCCAACTCTCCTATATAATAAAAACCCTATAGAGTACGTAAGTACTAACTCTATAGGGTTTTAATTAATCTGTTTCACTATGTATTTAACATCAGGTGTATACCCCATTGCAACACATAGTCTGTTTCTATTTTCTCTTTCTTCTTCAGCTAACTTTTTACTATTAAAAGTTTCAACAATAGTCTCGCCTAGAACTAACTGCCATTTACTATTCTTCATAAGTCTCTTCCCATATATGATCCACTAACTCTGTTCTGGTGGACATGACTTCATCGGCTTCTTTCTTTGCTAAAGTAATAGCTTCAGCATGATCGTATCCTTCTTCTTTGTATTCTTTTAAGAGAGTACGATACATTTGTTGTCTCTCCTTATTCCACAGATTTTTTGACATCATTCTCCACCCATGTTGTTTTACCAGAACGTCCTAACTCTTCTCGTAGTTTCTTTACAGTGTACTGTAGCTCTTCGTTTTGTTTTCTTAACGTATCTATATGTTTGTGTAGTTTATCTATCTCAAGTGGATGATACATGATCTAATTTCCCTTGTCAATGTAAAAGATATGCGCTCCTACCCTACCTAAATTCTTAAACCTTTTTGTTTTAATAGCCCATCTAGGTTTAACATAGTAAGCATGGTAGTGTGTGGCTCCTTGAGTTCTCTCAAGAAGTATACCTTCTAATACTAAAGATGCTACATCCATTACTTCAAGTAAGGAAGTATAATCTTTTATTCTTTCTTCTTTACCGTCACAATAATAACTGAACTGGCATCTGTTACGTACCATCCTACCATTTCTTTTCTTACCTTGGTGTACAACTTCACAAATCGTAGAAGGATATCGTTTATCTTTAAC